TTCACTCAATGGGGGATGATAAAAAAGACGTAGAGCGTATTATCAAGGCTACCGAGATGCAACAGAGGGCAGAGAAGGAAATTGACCGTTTGCAAGATAAGGTACTGAAACGGATTACGCAAGAGAGTAAGAATAGGGGAAATAAAGTAGAGAACCACTACTATACATGGTCACAGAGAATAAAGAATGAAGCACGTTCATAAGGCATACCAACCTGTATTATATCACGGCATACCTAACTTACAGAGGTCAGATGACCCTGCGAGTGAGTATTGGCAATGGTGGGATGAGCAATACAGAAGGTGTTTGTATGGTTATAAGCCTGATGGGTATCAGAAGATTGCGGGTAGATATTATTTCTATCTAAACTTCTGTAAGATAAAGATGTCAGATGGTACGAGGGAGGAAATATCACACCCTTACTATCGTGACCTAGACCATGAACTATCGGAAGTATTTGAACAAGCCAAAAGGGAACACAAAGGAATTATTCTACCAAAGGCTCGTGAAAAGGGTATTACCTATGATTGTTTAGGACAAGCAATATTGCATGAGGTAGTATTCTATGAAGGGTCGGAAGTAGGTGTTGGCACGGCTATTCCTAAGTACATGGAAAAGGACAAATTAGTTCTTAATGAAATGTATAACCGCTTACCATTAGAGTTAATGGGCGGTACGATACGGAAAAACGAGGACTATTGGAAGTTCGGTATTTCATCCCAAGAGGTGTTACCGAGTGGAGAGCGGATGCCTGAGAAGGAAAGTGGTATACGCTCGGTAATACACTTTAGACCCAACTTCAACAAAATCATAGACGGCTTTAACTCCTTGCGTTTATCGTGGGCGTTCTATGATGAGTGTGGATTAATGAATAAAATGCTCACCATCCATAACAAGAACTTAGCGACCTTCATGCGTGGAGATACACAGTTCGGAACAATGATATACGGTGGTACAGCAAAGTCGTTTGACAGTAAAGATAACGACTACGAGAAGATGTACGATATGGCAGACGACCTAAACCTAATTAAGTTTGAGGTATATGCCCGAAAAGCGTTACATGGATTTATAGACTACAAGACAGGCAAGAGCGATGAGGTTGGTGCGCAGAAGTGGATAGACGAAAAGATGTATAAGCCTGTTGAGAGTGATAAGTTAGCACTAGCACAGCGTCAACAAGAGTACCCTTCTGAACCCGAACATTTTTGGATGCGCAAGAGTGGGGGTATATTACCGCTGGGTATTATAAACGACCAAATAAAAAACATCAAAGCCGATAAGCGTTTCAACGCCCGAACAAAGGAACACGGGTTATTAGAGCGTGGCGACCTAAAGTGGGTACGCAACTTTGGAGGGGAAGTGCAATGGTATCCAAACCCAAAAGGGGCAACGCTTATCTACCAACACCCTAAGCATTTAGATAGTAACATCAAGTACAGTAATCTATACGTTGGAGGGGTTGACCCTTACAGTAAGGTAGAAACCGTAGAAACAGATAGTATGGGTGCGTGTATTATATTCAAACGATTTATAGGGATGTCGGAAGAATGTGAGATGCCTGTATTAGAATATGTAGACCGACCAACAACAACAGTATTTGAGGTGGGTAGAAAGTTTCAAGATAAAGATATTTTCTACAACAACCTATACAAAATTGCAAGATACTACGATTGTAAGTTATTGGTAGAGGACACCGATACCCAATTATTCGCCAAGTTTAAGGAGTGGTCAGCAGACTATAAGGTGTTAGCACCAATCCCTACAAACGAGGTAAGTGCAAGGACAAATCAGAAGAATAGATACGGAATTTCACCAACGGAAGGGGTAAAAGTGAATTTATCTAACCATCTCGACACGTATTTGAAGGCACATCCCGAAAGTATATTATTTTTGCGGTTACTGCAAGATTTGAGAAAGTGGGGTGCAGCAAACACGGATATAGCGATAGCCTTTGGATATTGCTTATTATATGATAGCGACCTAAATGCAAAAAGAAGGGTTGCTAAGGAAGATAAACATGGGGAGGAAGTACAAAGACCTTTTGGAGCGCAATTTGTAAGGCGTAACGGAAAGTTGGTTTGTGTTACTGATGACCATTTCTTTTACGGCAAACAGAGTCAAACAGTCAAAGACAAATAATGGCAAACACACAGAACGTTACGAAACCGAAGCAGAATATTCCTGAAAGCAAAAAGAATGATGATTGGTATAAACAAAACATATACTACGGGCTTTCGCTATATGGTAGCCCCTCCGCAGTAGCGCAGAGGGATTTAATGAATAGGAACTGGCGAGTATATCAAGGCGATATAGGAAGCGATGAATTTAATCACTTACTATACCCCGAAGGAAGCGCAGACCCAACATTAACAGTACAAGCTATCTTTAGGAACTACCAATTAGCCTTTCCGTTAATCCAACAAAGGATTGGAGAGTACATTTCACAGAAGATAAATGTTAGTGTAGAAATTATTAATAGAGAGGCTGTATTAGCGAAGCAAGAGCGCAAGGCTGCTATCATGGCTGAGAAGATAGCGAAAAAAGCAATAGCAGATATAGAGCAGAAGCTAGGAATTGAAATTCCTGTTGAGGAAAAATCATTAGGATTGCCCGATGACTTAAAGAAGTTAGAGCAAATGAAGATAAGGGAAGCTGCGGAAGATTTTATGCTCAATGGGATTAATTACCTAATGACCAATTATGATTTTAAGGAGTTTGTAAAAAAGGGATTAGAAAGTTACCTTATTACGGGTGGGTTTTTGGGTATCAATAGGCGAGTGAACAATGACCCTGTGGCTGAAAGGGTTATACCACAAGATGCCTTTGTGATGATGAAAAGTGATGACGATAATGTACAATGGGGTGATGGTTGGCTAACAATGCGTTGGTTATCTATCCCTTCGGTTTTAGATAGCCTTCAGTTAAATGATAAACAAGTAGATGAATTAGAGAAGCTACAAAGCATGACCGCTTCGGAGTTTAACACGCTATATGTGCAAAACTCTAATTGGTACGATGGCTTTGGAATAGATTATTTCTATCGCAATATTGGGCAAGAGGACGCTAAGGTGTTAGTAGTTGAAATGGAGTGGAGAAGCACCTCTCATATGTACATCAAAAAGAGTAAGAATAAATACGATGATGATTCTTATTTCTACAAGAAACTAACAGAGGACGAGTATAATGATTTAAGCAAAAAGAAGAAGGGCGAATTAGAGAAAGTTCCATTCCACGACTTGCGTAAGGCAACGATGGTTGGACATGATATGCTTTTAGATAAAGGTAGGGTAAAAGACCAATTCAGAAGTGAGAGATATGGGTATGGCAGAGTTCCATTGCAATTATATGGAGTTCAGAAGAACCCGATGTTAGCACTTATGACTATTCTCGCTCCACTACAAATAGAATACTCTATTGGATGGTTTCATATCGAGAGATTATTGGCACAGTCGGGAGGTAAGGCAATCGAGTTATGGATGCACAACAAACCTTCGGGATGGTCAAATGAAAAGTGGCTATTCCATGCTCGACATAAGGGGGTAATAGTTAGAGAGTGGACAGAAGATAAAGGGATGCTAAGTGATGAGAGGGGTATGCAACAAGCTATTGACTTGGGGCTATCTTCTTCCTTACAGTATCTTATTCAGTATGTAGGATTGATAGAGCAAACAGCTTATAGGCTTGTCGGTACTAATCCCGCAGCACAAGGATTTTTACGTGGGGATGAATTGGTTGGTAACGTACAAGCAAACTTAGTACAGAGTGCAACAAGCGCAGCACCCATCTATTATGATATTAAGAGGGTGATAGAAATGGCATTAAATGATGCAGCCAATAAGATGAAAACGTGGTGGAAAGAGGGGGATGTGAAGGTTTGGTTGGGAGATAAGGAAATCATACCAATGAAGGTAACTTCCGATATGGCTAACTATGAGTATGGTCTTTTTGTGAAGAACGATGCGAGTGATGAAAGGGCAATACAGCGATTAGAGCAACTTTCACAGTTGGCATTACAGAGTGGTGGTGCAGAGTTTATTGATGTGCTAATGGAAATGGAGGAAGGAGAAAATGCGAGTGAAAAACGTGCTATTGTGAAGAAGGGCATGAGCGAAATCCGCAAGCGTCAACAAGAGATGCAACAGCAACAAGCGCAAGTTCAACAGCAAATGGCTGAGGCGAAACAACAAGAAGTAGCATTGAAGGGCGAGGAAGTTCGTGTTAAAGGAGAAACCCCGATAGCGGTGGCTCAAATAAACAAAGAAGCGAAGGAAAATGTGAAGCGCATGGATATTGAGCATGATGAAAATGTAGAAGAAATAAGGGGAGCGCAAGAGCAAGAGAAGATTATATTGGATAATCAAACTAAAAAAAGTAGCACACCCAAACAACAATAGGCGTTCTTTCGTTTCTAACTCTTTAGATTTGTGAATTAATTATTATAATTTATGGCTGAAAATATTGAAAAAACTGCGATAGAAAAAGCAGAAGAAAAAGAACAAGGTGTAGAAGTAAAAACAGAAGCACCTGCTGAAACCGAAAATAAAACAGCACAAGATGTTGTTGCGGAGTCGCAAACAGACGATGAAGATGATGATGATTTTACGGTTTCCGATTGGATGAACTTTGACGATGATGAGGATGAAAGTGACAAGGTAGGTGAAGGGACAGAGAAGAAAGAGGATAAGGTTGAAGAAACTATCGAAGCGAGTGGCGATGAATGGTGGGCTATTGGGGCTAAGAAGTTAGGAGTTGATGCAAAGAGCGAGGAAGAGTTTTTAGAGGCAACTAGGCAAAAGGAAGTTTTTGTGGATGCTGCCGATAAGGTAAGTGCTAAATTAAAGTCTTACTTGGACTATAGCGATGAAAACCTATTAAAAGCTGAATACGAGGCTTTAGGTTGGAGCAAAGAAGATATTAACAAAACATTAAGCGCATTAGAGAAGAATGGCAATTTAGAAATCGAAGCCATTAAGGTTCGCAATAGCATAAAAGGTTCTATAAAGGACAGGCAATTTGCGATAGAGAACGAGAGGAAACAAGCACGAGATAAGGAGTTAAACTTCGTATCTACTGTGAATAACAACACATCTAAGGCGATTAATGAAACTGAAAAGATTTTCGGGTTCAAGGTAGCCAAAGATGAGGCGGGGGTTTCTAAATGGAAATCAGAGATGACAAAGTACATCACAACTGGCGCATTCCAAAAAGAAATAAACGCTATTACAGAAGCAGCCTTTAAGGGAAATCCGAAGGGGATGATTGAGTTGGCGCAGTTTTTACGAGGGAAAGACGGTATCATAAAAGGGCTTGTTCAAAAAGGAAAGGGCGAGAAAGCGGAGGAACTTTTACAAGACTTACGAAACTCATCTGATAACGGACGGGCGAAATCAGAAGATGTTGGTAAGAAAGGTTCGACTGTTGGATGGTTCTAAGCCTAAAACATTGATAACGAAAAAAGAAAAAAAAGACCATGTATAATTTACAATACAGCGAGGCAACTTATGATGCGTCAACTTGTTTGACGGAGAATAACCTGATTGCCAACCTAAACAAAAAGCCACAGGTTATTGATACCCTGCATTTTGCACAAAAAGGGTATACAATGAACTTTATGACTTCTGCGTTTGGAAGCGATAGCACGGGCAGATTACGCCTTGCTAACGATAATGTATCTTGGGCGGTACAGCAAAGACCATTTTCTCCTATCATCTTTAGAGGATATGTGAGTGGTTCAACTGCATCTGATGGTGCTATTATAGCATTAACTCAGAACGCTCCTGCATACGGTGACTCTCTAAAGACAGAGGGTGGATACGTTGTGCAAGTAGCATCTGTACCTACGAAGGTAACGGGTGGTTATAGTGTGAAATTAAAGTCACCTGTAACAGTACCTACAGCTGAGTTTGCGATAAACAAGAAAGCGGGACATATTGGAACTAAATTTCCAAATGGTTCTAAGCAAGGTTACGGAAGAGTAGCGGGGCTTGATTGGTATCACAACTGGTTTACCATTGCTCGTAAGTCTTTGGATGTTGATAATTCATTACTAACTACTGTTACATGGGTAACCAACCCTACTGATGGTTCTAAGTATTGGTTCTTCAACTATCAGAAGCAACTATTAGAGCAGCACCAATGGGAATTGGAGCAGCAAAGATGGTTCGGTCAGAAAACAACTTCTGACAATGGTTCAACTTGGATGACTGATGATGAGGGTAATCCTATCATTTCAGGTGCAGGTTATATCGAGCAAACTGCGGGTGCTAACTCTGACACTTATGTTCCTTACCAAAGCAACTTGGTGGAGAAAATCAAGGATAGAATTGTATCACTAATTGAGTTTGGTGGTGCTGCAACCTATGCTAAGATTACTGCACATACAGGTGACGGTTATGGAGCAAGAGCGTTTGACGCTGCTATGCGTGATGACTTCAAGGAAGGTTACAAGACTTTATTCTACAACGCAGTAGCGGGTAAGGAGATTGAAGTTGGAGAGCAATTTAAGTCTTACTCATTCATGGGTAAAGATGTTGTTCTTATGCCTAATATGTTGTTCATTGACCCACGTATTCACGTAGGTTCGCAGATTGAAGGTAAGGATAGTTCAGCATTTGATATGTACTTCTTCCCTGTATATGCTGCGGGACAAGGACAGAATATTGCTTCTGCTTACCGTGTTGATGCACAAGGTCGTGGTGACAGACGTTTCATTGCAAAATATGAAGCGGGTATGATTTCACCTGAGAGTGGTGCGCCAATGTGGGCTGCAAGTGGTTATGACGGACACAAAGAACACTATCTGAGTGAGCATATGCTTGCGGTGTTCAATCCCGAAGAAACTGCTTCACTTAAAGCTGTTGCAGCATCTTAATGATTTGATTTTAAAGGTGAGGGTTGAAATGCCCTCACCACTTTTTTATATTTAAAAACTATAATAAACAGAATATGGCAAGCAGAAATTCGGTAGCCAAAGCAACAGAAGTTGAAGATGAAGTTACCTTTGGTGTTATTAGAAGGAACAAGGAGTTTGTGAAGCATAATGCTCCTATCAAGTTTTCGGATTACCGAGATAAAGATGGGCGATATATGCAGATGAAGTTTGACAAGAGTGATAAAAAGAATTATAATATTTATGGGGAGATGGTTTGGAGTGTTACGGTTTCGGACGAACCTGTTTACTTTAACCTAAAAGACCCGATTGATAATTTGAAATTCAGGTTTGCGAAGCAGATGCGAGATAAGGACTTACATCCTTTTCAAGCGAGTTCACCGATACTTGTTATTGATGAACCTGAGATGGAAGATGCGTTTGCGGTAGACCGATTTAATTTGGAAATAAAGGCTAAGAATATACTTGCCGAGAAGTTAAGTAACCCGAAGGACAGGCGTGAATTTGCGTATTACTTTGGCTTACACGAAGGCAATGACAACAGGGTTATGAAGAGTTTAATAGAGAAGGCGAATGATGACCCTAAAGGATTTATTGAGGCATATGAGGATGATTACAAGCACATCGTTATTTTAGTGCGTAAAGCGGTTGACTTAGGGATAGTGAGCCGTAAGGGAGAAATAGGAATTTTCTACTTCAACGAGCATCAGTTGGGAGTATCGTTTGACGACATTGTGTCGGAACTTGTCAAAGACGAGGCGTTACTAACCTTATTGAACTCTGAGGTAGCTAAGAGGTAAATAGTAAAAAGCGTTAGATGACAAACTTAGAAATGGGTGAACAGTTAGACCTTGAACTCGATGAGAGTGGAGGTTTATGGTTTAATGATGACGAAAAGTCTGATTGGTTAAACAAGGCTGTTGACAAATTTGTAGAGAATGTTTATTTAACGTTTGAGGTAGACGAGTCGTCAAGAGAGAAATTACGCCTTTTGGTAAAGACAAGTGCTTTGCAATCGGGTTCTTCTTTTGATTTGTCTTTGATTACTGATTTATTTTACCTTTTGAGTTTGACAGGAAGTTTTACTGTTAATTCGGGTGGAGCAAGTCATTTGATAACACGAAGGATTGCCCCCCAACAAATAGACGACCTTGATGACCAAGACCCTTTTAGTAAGGGTATAAATGCCGACCCTCGATATGAGAGTATTGGGGATGTCTTGGAGATAAAGAGTGTTACGCCTCCCGTAAATGTGTATGCTCTATATTTGAAAAGACCAAAGGTAGTGGATATTGCAGGTACTCCTGACGATGTTTTGGACATACCGATACAGTTCCACAACGAAATTGTTGATTTCGCTCGTGACATGGCATTGGAGAATATGAACTCTCCGAGATATGCTACGGCAAAGAATGAAACAAGAGAAAATTAATTTAGAACAAAAAAAATAGAT